ATGGAAATATTACAAGAATTAAAAGAAAGAGTTGCTGCTCTCTACAAAAAGGCAGAAGATGAAAAATGTGAAGATACTTTTATAAAGGCAAGGGATTTAGAATTTCAATATAAAATGACTATCCTATACCATAGCGAACAGTTCCCAAATGATTAACACATACTTACATAAGACAGACGAAACATTTCCTAAAGACAGAGCGTGCTACGGCACAGAAAAGGAGAGTGATAATTATGATTATTAAAAATAAGAAAAAGAAGTTAGCATTATTACCTAATTTCGAGGATATGTATGCACTTGGAAAAGATGTAATAGTGATTAAAACAAATAGTTCTTATGAGGTTGAATTAGAAAATGAAGTGTTCTATTGCGACACAAAAGAAGAGGTTCTTGAAGTAGTAAAGGGATACAAGTTGTACGAAGAAGAACCTGCTAATTTTTTAGGGTTACTTAACTAGATAAGATTCACACCTTTTGATAGATGATTTACTCCTAAAGACAGCACGTGCAATAGCACGAAGGAGGTGTTCTAAAATGATAAATTATAAAGGCAATATCGCAGTCATTGAACAAGGCGATTTTGACGAAGTGAAAAAGGAATATAACGGGATATTATTTTTAGGATCTAGATATGAAGTTTGGTCACTTATTAACACTAAAGACTTTGGTGTTCAAACGGTCATACTAAGAGATTCTAAGAAGGAATTCACTTTTCACTGTCTGGACGATTTCTATTCTATTTTTACTTTTGATATTTTGAAGAAGGTATGGGCTAACGAAACTCGAATCAACCCATCTCACGAAAAATACCTTCAGTATGAGAGTTTTAAAAACCATATGGTTCAGCATTACATTCATTGCTTTGCTAATGTATATGAACTAATGGTTAGTAAAGGATACACTGACTTGGAAATTCAAAGAAAGTATCCTAGAGCATTTAAACTACTTATGGAATACTTAGATTAATTTAAAAGCCATCAACAAGGATATTATAAAATCATTCACAACAATTATTCATAACACTACTCACACTCCTAAAACCCTTGTTCTAAACGGGAAGGAGAGTGATAAATATGGCTAAAGATTTAAAAGAAAAAAATATTATTGAACCAAATTTTGACGAGATTGACGGAAAGAAAAATGAAGAAGAGGTAAGAGGTTTCACTCCAGAGGAGATTGAGGAGCAAAATAAGAAGGTTGAAGAGTTTGAAACAAAACATTTAATTAAAGTGTCAGAAAAAGATAAGAAGAAAATGAAAGTATGGGAAACTGTACTTAAAGACGAAAAAGGCAATGAGTTTATTGGTCCAATTAATCATACTGTTGCATTTGACGGAAATGAAAAAGTAAAGTTCATTCCTCCATTTTTACAATGCACTGTTGATAACAAGGGCAATGAAAGAGAGTGGATAAGTAAGGGTTTCTTGGCTGAATACCTTATTGAGAATATAAATGCTATCTATTCTGGTGGCCTTATGTATATATATGACAACGGAGTTTATAGACCAATTCTTGAGAATGAAGAAAAGGGAATTATTAAAGCCCTTCTCACTCCTCAATTTTCAAACATGAACACTGTATCTGATGTTGCTAGTCAATGGAAGATTGATTATAGAATTAACAAACATCCACAAGAGATTAACAGTAATAATAACATGATTAACCTAAAAAATGGATTACTAGATATTAGTGATAATGAAAACTGGAAGTTCATTAAAGGACATAATCCAGAGCATTTAAGTACTATCCAAATTCAGGCTAATTATAATCCTGAAGCAAAAGGAAAAGAGTTTCATAAATTCCTTGATAGTAGTGTTCCTGACAAGCAGGTGCAAGTATTACTACAAGAAATGGTTGGTTACTGCTTAACTCCTTTTGTTACAAGTAAGCAAATGATTTTCATTCTAACTGGTCAAGGTGATAGTGGTAAATCTACTTTCTTAAATGCAACACTAGAGGCTTTAGTTGGTGATAATGCTAAAAGCCACGTGGCACTTCAGGACCTTGATGGAAACGAATATAATCAAGCAGAATTATTCGGGAAGATAGTCAATATCTTTGCTGATTTACCAGACAAGCCGCTTAAAGATATAGGATACTTAAAAGCAGCGACAGGTAAGGACTGGATTACTGCTAGACGTATTAGACAAGCACCTTTCCAGTTTAAAAATAAAGCGAAATTTGTTTATAGTGCCAACGATCTTCCTTCTAACTTCAGTAAGGATTCAACAGACGCTTTCTATAACCGTCTAACTCTTATTCCTTTCAATCAGAAGATTACTAAGAAAGATCCTTACTTAGAGCAGAAGTTAGAAAAAGAAATTGACTACATAGCATATTGGGCTTTACAAGGATTGCAGAGATTAATCAGTAACGGCTTTAAATTCTCTGAAAACCAGAAGAGCAATGAGTTAAAAGCAGAGTACAAGAAGAACTCTAATCCTGTAATGGTATTCGTTGAAGAGTATTGTGAATTAAGTTCTGAAAATGAAACACCAAGAGTAAGCCTTTGGACTGCTTGGCAGAATTTCTGTGAACAGAACGGCCATGTTGCTGGTAGTCAAATCAAGTTCAATAAAAACCTTACTGCATTGTATGGAGAACAAATTCAACAAAGCCAAATGAATAATAGTAGAAGAACTAAATCTTGGAAAGGTATTAGACCTTTAGAGTTTGACGAGATTGGTTGATTAATCAGGGACGGTATTATTACCGTCTCTTTTTTATGCTATGAACCAAGATGAACCAACTTTTGAACCAAGATGAACCGACTTTTGAACCGACTTTCCCCTACAGTCGCAAGGGATGAGCCGACTGAACCGACTTTTTCCTATTGTAAAATTATTTGTCTTTATATATAAGAGATTCCTTACTAAGGGTCTGTGTATGTATATGTGTTTTTCGAACGCTAAAAAACTGGTTCACTCGGCTCATGTGTTGGGGCTGTAGGCTCGAACTGGTTCAAACTCGGTTCATAGTTGGTTCGTAACTCGGTTCATGTTGGTTCATCCCCCATGTTCTTTTCGTTTCAAAAAAGAAAAAGAAGAAAACAAGGAACGAACATATGTGCGTGGAAGTTAACAACAGATACAACAAATATACTCAAGAAACGGGAGGAGCCGCTTTATGAAAGAAAATCAAGTGAACAAAGGGAAGATTGATTATCAAGACATTTGGTTTAGAGATTATGAACATCGTTTTATGATCGCACGTTTTAAAAAGGCTTTTACTTTGCCTACTGATAATCCCAAAAACGATTACTTATATTTCTTGTACATTCTCAAGGATGAATATAAGGTAACTGGAAAGGAAAAAGGTAAGACTAAAATTCAAAGATTTAATGTTATGGTTTATAACCAGTCATACGAGTCCTTCTATGAAATGGTTCTTAGTATTCAACCAATCCTAGAGGAATACATCCTTGATATGGGAAGAAGAAATAAATTACTTAATTTAGTTACAAAATTAAATCCAAAATATTATGCGAAAGCAGAGTAGGACAGAGAGCAACATTCTCTGTTCTTTTTTTATTGCCATTATTTACTTGCTTTATAGAATAGTACGGTTCTAGATGGTGCGTTAAAGTTATTACATAAGCAACACACATAACTTAAAAGGAGGAGATTAATATGATTCATTTTAACGAAGGATTTGTTAATACATTTATCAATATATACAACGAAGTAAAGAAAGGTACTGCTGACTTAGAAAAGGTTGAGAACTTGATTCTCGCAATCTACAATAACGATGAACTTTATGAGCCAATTGAAGAGAACGATCTTATGTGGAAGAGATTGCAGCAACTAGAAAAATACATGAATAAAAACGGTGTGCATTATGAAGCAAAGTCATATTCAGCAGATAATCAAATAACAGAATATATCCAATCAGTTGGTCGTTTTAACCGAGTAGAGTAGTGATTCTCTACTCTTTTTTTTGTCGAAAAATATTTTTATTTTTCTTCATTTTTTTATGCAGATTTTAGGGGGGATCTTTAAATGAATGTTTAACTGTAGATATATAGTCATAATTAATACTCCAAATCCACTGATAGCAAGAGTTTCACTCACTAAAGACAGAGCAGGTATTTACTAATACCTACCCATATGAGTTTAAAGAAAGGGAGGTGATACATATGGGATATTTTAAAAAAGAATTAGGATTCACTTTTAATCCGTTTGTTGTACAAGTAGTGATTGAGGATTTAATTAAAGAAGGATACAGTGAGGAGCAGGTTCACTTTGCTTATGCTACATACACTGTAAATAAGGATGCATTTGGTAGTAGTTACTTTAGATACAGTAGCCTTGAGGACACTCTAAAGCAAGACTTACTTTCTATTCTGGAAGGAGGTCAATGCTAATGAGTAATGAATTTGTTATTAACACTGAATTGGATGTTTGTGAATTGATTGGAATTAGTGAAGATTATAACAATAATTTTGTTGATTTAGAAAGACATATATACGATAGCGATAATAAAAAGATTATTGGTATTGTGATTAGTAGGAATGTTTATAAGAGTTCTAATTTGATTAGAGGTATTAAAACACATTATCTATTAACAGTGGACCAATGGGTGAAAATGAAAAGTGATTTCTATATTGGTGAATTACTAGAAGTCTGTTATAAATTTAATGACTTTTCATTAAAGAAACTGAATGAAGATAAGTACCAATTCGTGTTTATTCCAAAGGACGAAGAACCACGAACTATCATAGTAAATAAAGAAGAACGAGATTATATACTAAATTCAATTATCGATTAATTAACTTTATTACAGAGATTTTATTACTAAAGACAGCCCGTGCTATGGCACAGAAAAGGGGCTGATATAAATGGAAGGATTATTATTAAAGGGGGATTGCCTACAAGTATTAAAAGATATTGATAATAATATTGCTGATTTAATTATTGTAGATCCACCGTATGGAGTATTAACAAATGGAAAAGTAGTAAAAAAAGGTAATTATGAGATTGACGATTATTTCGAGTGGGATATGCTCGAAGACCTGCAACAATTCACTACTGAATGGTTTGAAAAGTTGTACAACAAGGCTAAAGAAGATTCATTTATCTATATCTTCTGGTCTCAAAAGTATATGAGAATGGGTTATGAAATATTTAATCCAGACAGAGTAATATTTTGGCACTATAAAAATCTAACATTAGGGGGTAACGGGGATTTCAGTTATGACTATGATCCAATATTCGTAGTTAAGAAAGGTAATCCAAAACTTTCAAAAGGAAAACACTCCTCTATATTACAATTCACAAAACCTCAATCAAACTAACAAAAAAGACAAACTTATACACCCCACACAAAAGCCAATTGCTCTCATTGAACATTTAATTGAGATTAGTTCTAAGGAAAACGATATTGTTCTAGATTGTTTCGCAGGTAGTGGAACAGTTGGAAGAGCCGCTTTAAACCTGAATAGAAAGTATTTGTTAATTGAAAAAGAACAGAAATACATAGACTTGATAAACGAACGATTAAGTTAGATTTACTTTTACTGAAGATAGATGATTTATCACTAAAGCCAGCGCCTGTTGATACACAGGGAAAGGCAAGGTGATGCTATATGGCACAAGAATTAAGCAATATTCAATATAGAAGCAAAGAAACACCAACTGAAAAACAATGGAGATTATTTGGGGAATCCTTACAAAAGGAAATGGGTAAAGGGTTTTGGTTTGATAATGGTACTTCAGAAGAAGGTAATGGGGTTCAGCAACACACGGCTGCAAGGGAAGCCACTTTTGATTTCGTTTTCTACTTTAAAGATTGGGATACACAAATATATGATAACCTTCCTGCTTACCGTAAAGGTGAATTTACTGGTGAGTTGAAGGATTGGATGTGGGATCACGATTATAAAATGAATATCGAGGTTAAGCGTGTAGGACTTGGAACTTTAGCAAGTGTTATGCCTTATAGGTTTATGAAATCCTTTGAGATTCCTTTTAGAGATCGTGACAAGTGGTTGATTGTAGATTTTACTAATGTTCTGAAACTAAGTAATCATGGTGGCTTTATTTATATTTTAGAGAATGGTGAGGGCGAGGAAGTTCATCATATCTTTGGTTCTCAAATTATTGAGGAAGCCTGTATTGGCGAATATAAAATGGATTGGGAAGGAGACCCAACTGCTGTTGGCGGTGGTGCTTATAAGGCTAAGACACTACTTGATAAGTCTTATTCTCTTAAGTTTAAATCATTTGAGGAAGTTAAGCAGTACATACGCAAAGTAGCGAAAGTTAAAATAGAAAAAGAAAAGAATAAGAACCGCTTCCTGTTCCGTAAGAATATAGAAAAAGGTAAGACGGATATCATTGAATACTCTGATAACAAAGTGGGTGAGGTTGCTCCAGTTGTTTGTAAGGACGGCCTTCTGAAGGATGCTCCAAAGACTTATATAGAGTGTAAGCAGGTGCAAGTCAATGAGTAAGAAAACTGGTAACAAGACAATCATTGACGGTATAGAGTTTGCTTCTGACATTGAGACTGCATTCTATCTTCATTTAAAGAAGAAAAAAGAAGAAGGTTTAATTAAGGATATTAAACCACATGTTACATATTTGTTCATTCCTTCTTTTACAGACTTCGAAGGGAGTAAGGTAGAGCCTATGACATATACTTCAGATTTCAATATCACTATGGCTGATGGGAAAGAGATCGTGATTGATACGAAGGAATACTCTGGTGAGGCTGATGATATAAAGAAGAAGTTGTTTATGTATCATAATCCAGATATCCCATTCTATTGGGTGGAAAGGCTTCCTAAGTATCTTGGTTACTATTTCGTGAACCGGGCTTTAAGAATAAGTTAAAAACACGATATGAAAAGATACATGGTTCTTCATTGAGTGTTAAAAGAAATATTAAATGGACTAAAGAACAAATAGAAGAGCATTTTGAGTTTGAAGATAACGGTCTTTTTCTTATCTGGAAGAAGACTAAGAGAATGAAGAAAGGAGGTAGTTAATATGATTACTCTTGTTTTATTAGCAGTTATTTCTTTATTAATATATTTGATTATATTCCTTGCTATTCAAGTTACTGAACTAAAGGGAAGAGTTGAGAATTATAGAAGGTTTCTAGAATTACAGGATTATATAGAGTATTTCAATTTACAGAAGGAGGATGATAAAAATAGGAAAATAAAAAATAATAACCTTGAAGTTGATCGTGATACATTGTATCAAATCTCATTAGCATTAACTCAATCTATAAATCTTTATAGAGGTTTAGTAAAAGAGGAATTAAGTAAGAGTGTAAATGAAAGAAGAGGGCTTTATACATATCTAACTGAATTAGAAAGAATGGAAGAAGCAGAATTAATCGTAGAAAAAACAAGGAACAGTATTAAAGAAGAGGAGGCTGATAAATAATGTTAAAAAGAAATAGTCCTTACAGACTTATTGAGTTACTTGTAGTATTGGTTGTATTAGGTATATTAGATAAAATCATTATCCCATCCATAGTAACCAATAAAATCTCATATACATATATGGATATCCTTGCAGTTGTTTGGTCTCTTAATCTCCATAATAGCAAGGTTAGAATTCCAACAGGGCAATCTTATTGATTGCTCTTTTTCTATGTCTGGACCTGATTTCAGAACAGATGCGCGCTATAATATAAATATTAACAAAATTAGAAAAATAAGGAGTGTGATATATATGTACATTCAACAAATTCAAAATAGAAACAGATATCTATTTAGTGTGATTGCTTATGTGTTTATTCTTTGTTGTATCAGTGCCATTTTATTCTATCCAGTCAATTACTTTAATCTTCATTTCAGTTTAACGAATTACTTTTTATTATACATTGGAGTATTCATGGGGAGTGGAGCATTGTTCCATCGCTTCTTCCTTCACATTGAAATGTTCGTTATGCCTGAAGCAAAGAACCAAAACGAAGACTTATGGGACTGGGTAGCACTAGTTGGATATAACCTCATTGGTTCTCCTGTTGGAGGATTTGTTATCTATATGCTAACCGATTCCTTTTCACTTGGAATTAGGACTTCCATAGTAATGCTGATAGGTTCTGTTGCTTGGTATATCACTATTGACTCCTTACGAACAGAACTAAAAAGAAAAAAGAAAAAAAACTTAGAAAATAATGAAAAAATATTCGTAGATGAAGCAGGAAATAAGCACTTAAAGTTTAAATTATAAGTATCAAAGTAAATAAGAATTATGATTTATCATTTTAGAACAAACTCATTAAATACGGTACAAATCAGAGCATATCATTCACAACCTTTATTCCCGTTTAGGTTGTCGTGATGTGCTCTATTTGTGTTTATAGGAGGGAAAGGAAAAGGAGGGGTAGATATGAGTGATAATGTTGTTCAAGTATATTATAGCGATAGAGATGATATTCATTTTAGTGTTGATATGAGTGATACGGTTAATAGACTAAGTGAAGTAATGCAAGAAGCAACTTCAAATGCTTTAAATTCAGTTCGTAGGAGTATTGAAGAAAGCAGGAATGCTGCACCTTTACCAGATTATTCTCATTATGGTTCACCAGCCTATGTTTCTTCAATTCACGGTTCTTTTAAACCGATTGAAGAAGTAAAGTTGTTAGATAATAAATACAAAGTTTTAAGGTATTTAAAGCAGTGTTACAACTATTTTGTTGAAGGAAATGAAGAAGATTTTTATATGAATGAACTTGAGTTGGCTCTCTGCTTTATGCAAGATTACGTTTATTACGATGAAGAACTTACAAAAGAACAAATAAGAAGGATTAATGGTCAATATCTTTCAAGCAAGATATATTTAGATTTAAGGAGGGTTTACACCTAGAGAAGAAGGAGGCTGATATATATGATTACAAATACTCAAATAGAGGAGTTGATAATTGGAAATAAGGATTTAATTAGAACAGGAATTTTGAAATGTAACATTAAAAGAATGGAAGATTACGAGGATTTTGAAGCAACAGTGTTTGTAGAATTAATTGCAAAGATTAAGAAAAATAATTATACATATTATAAATTACTTGAGAATGGTGAGGGGTATTTTGTCACTACTGTTAAAAACATTGTGAAAAATGAGTATGACAGACAGAATGCTCAAAAGAGGAATAAGAATAACGAGGTTCTTATGGATGAAGAAACGATGTGTTATGTATGTTAGATAGAGAATTGAAGACTGAACACATCCGTGCTGCCTTGAAGTACTTATATGAATACGAAGATATTGAGGCTATTCCATTAATGATATGTTTGAAAATGAATTAGAAAATATACCTACTTTTGAAAGGTCTGTTATTTTACAAAGATATAACTTAGATTTAGAAGTGAATAAGATTGCTAATAACATGGGAATTTCAGAAGCAAAGGTTGATAATATATGTTCTTACTATGTCAGAAGGATTGTAAAAAATATTGAAAAAGATTAATTTTTGAATCATGGAAAAGGGTTGATATGGTGTTATATAGGGTGTAAATATTTTTCATATTTATCACCTCCTATTAAGGAAGAGGCAGGGACTATATTGTTCCTGTCTTTTTCTTTTATTATTTATTAACAGAATATGCTAATTTGTAAGAGAATGATATTATTAATTCAAAGACGAATTGGAGGGAATATTATGAAAGTTATAGTAAAATGTGAAAAATGTAATAATGAAGTAGAGTTAACACCATTAACTGTAGGACAACATGCTTATGTTCGAAGAAATCTTCAAGAAAATAACTTAAGAGTTTTTGAGACTCGGTTTGATAAAAGAACAAACTTAAATGCTGATAAAGACTTTTTAGGTAAACTTGCCAAAGCCAAAACTGAAAATGAGATTGAAGAAATTCTAGAAGATGATATTGACTATCAAACTGATACAGATATTGAACTAGAAGAGTTGAGATTTGATTGTAGCAATTGTGGAGACTATATTGTTTTAACTGAATTTAAATAAATTATCACTTTAATAGGGGCTTATATGCCTCTATTTTTGCTTTTAAGGACTTACCATATAAACACCTTAGTATGTCTTTAAAGTCGAAAATAGGGCTATATAAAGGTTGATTTTTGGGTTGTTTTTTTGCCTATAAACATAGAAAACCCATAAATTGCTCATAAAGAAAGGAGGGGTTGAAGTGGCTAAACAGATTAACTTTAATGATATTGATGAAGTAAAGAAACTTCCTAAGAAAAGTCCTAAACGAAGAGTAGCAGCAATGGCTATATATCTTGCTAATCCCCATCTATCTGTTGAAAAGGTAGCAGAATTATTAGAATGGCCTTATGGTACATTGAACGATTGGGCTGCACAAGACGGCTGGAAGAAAGAACGGGATGAATTGTTTGAGGATATAAAGAAGGATGTAAGAGAAGAAATAAAGAATGAATTTTCATATCAACTATACAAGGTTGCTTCAACTCTCCTTGAGAGGATATTGGAATCAGTCCTTAATCCTAATATGAAGATTAATGATATTAGGGAATTAAAAGTTGCTATGGATACATTAAAAGAAAATATAAAAATAATGAGTTCCACACAGTTGATTGAAGAACCTGCTGATAAACACGAACATACCCATGAAGTAATAAATAAAGCCGATGTTCTCCGTATGCTTTCAGAGAGGAAAGAGAACAATGGGTCAGATTAGAACAGAAGAAGAACTAAATGAATTAGAAAAATGTGCAAATGATATTGTTTATTTTGCTAATACATATATCTGGTTTAATGATAAGAAGCGAGGTATTGTTCAGTTTGAGGCTTATCCATTTCAAGCCGATTTCCTTTTAGATTTATGTGAACACCAAAAGAATATTGTCCTTAAATCCCGTCAAATGGGTTTATCTTGGACTGCATTAATATGGGCACTGCATAGGTGTCTATTTTTCTTTGACCAAAAAGGATTAATTTTGTCAATGGATAAATCAGCCGCTGACGATGCACTAAATCGAATAAAGGTAATGTATGATTACTTACCTGACTTTCTAAAAGGAGATTTAGGGGATAACAGCAAATCAATAATTGAATTTAAAGATATGAATTCTATGATTAAATCTGTTGCTATGACAGAGAGTGCTGGTCGTTCTGATACTCCTACATTTGCTATTTGGGACGAAATGGCATTCCCACGAAAAGGTGTAGATCCATATAAGGTGTGGGATAGTTTAAAACCTGCACTTGGTGAGACTGGTAAATTTATTGGTATCAGTACTCCCAATGGGTTCGGTAACTTATTTCACCGTTTCTGGACACAAGGTGAGGAAAGAGGATTCCGTAAGACACAGATTCACTGGACTTCAAGACCTGATCGTGTTGGTAGCATTGAACTATTTAATGAATTAGAAGAAAGAAGAAAAAGAAGATTACAACCTACAACAGAACAAGTTGAAAGGGTAAAAGCAGTCAGTCATTGGTATGAGATGGAATGCAAAGATATGGACGATGATAAATTCTCACAAGAGTACGAAATGAATTTCTTAAACTCTGGCCGTCCTGCATTCTCCATTAGTAAGGTATTAAAACAGTTTGATAATGTCTTAGATAAATTCAATAAATTAAATGACCATATAGAGCAATATAAGAAGCCTGAAGCAGGTGTTGAATATATAGCAGCCTTTGATACTTCAGAAGGAACAGGAGGCGATAACAATGCCTTTGGTATCTTCACAAGGGACGGGGAACAGGTATTAGAATATGCTTGTAACAATGTCCCGCTCCGTAATTTCACAGACGAAGTAGTAGGCTTATGTAGGCTATATAACGATGCTCTGTTAGTGGTTGAAAGGAATAATACAGGTATAGGAGCAATTGAACGAATACAAGAAACACATAATTATTTTAATCTTTATTACTCTCCACGTGACGGGAAGGCAGGTTGGCACACTGGACCAGTCAGCCGTCCTATTATGATTTCAGATTTAAGAGAATTGATAAATAAAGAAGAATTAATTATACGAAGCACATCCTTGATTGAAGAATTGAGGGTGTTTTCTTATGACGAAAAAGATACTCCTAAAGCACCTACTGGTTATAAAGATGACCGTGTGCTTATGTTGGCCATCTTTGGACAAGCGATCAAAGGTGGAGTTGAACCTGTTGCGATACGTGTAAGCCCATCTAAAAGGAAAAGAAGGAGGTAGATATATATGAAAAGTTATAACGAATTATCAAATATGGAAAAGAAATTTTTAGTAAATGCCTATGGATATTCAGTGCTTGTTATTGAAGATGACTTATTAGGTTTTGCGATTTACACATGCGAAGAAGAGGATATCCTCCACTGGTGTTATAGACCTACACTTGAAGAATCATATAAGAGACTATGTGAGGAGTTTATTAAATACAACGGTATCGATTTTACAGAGGACGAAGAGGTTAAAGAATTGTTCTTTAGTTTTGATAAAGGAGGTAGATAAGAATGAAAGTATTAATTGATTTAACAAATAATTTTTCAATTGAGGTTGATAATGTTCCTGAAGAACAGGAGTTTAGTATTTATGAAGATTATAGTGATGAAAAGGTTGATTTTATACAAGTGAGTGGTGAAACTGAATCGTTCATTATACCTAAAAAGAATATATTCTATATCAATTTTTATGATAAAGAGGAATCTAATAATGAAGGTCATAGCATTACAATTAATGGATACAGTCCACAAAACCTAATTGAAGAAATGAACAATGTTATAAAAACGCTTGAATTCAATCCAAGAGGTGGTAGGTAAACACCCATTTAACATTACAACTAAGATTTAAGAGCCTATTTAGTGGCTCTTTTTCTTATGAAAGGAGGTATTTTAGTGAAACAGTTCATATATACGAGTAAAAAGAAGTTAATTGAAAGGGATATACTGGAACGACATGCGATCAAGAATAAATCAGAGGATTTAGATTTGTCCTTTACTGATAAACAAGCCGTTGAACCTCCATACAATCTTTCCGCTTTAGTTGTCATTTTAGAACAGAATACATATCACAAGAGAGCCGTATTCCAAAAGGCTGTTGATATTGCAGGTCTAGGTTGGCAATTGAAGTCAATAGAAGAAGAGGACGGTATAGAACAAGCAGAGGATACAGTTAAATCACTGAATGAAGATTTAGTTGAGGTATTTAAGAAAGGATTAATTGATTACTTTGCTATTGGTTTTAATTTCTTTGAGATTAGTAGGGAAGACAATAATCCTAATGCTGCCATTGATTATGTGGAACATATTCCTGCTCATACTATCCGATTCTTAAAGGGTAGGAAGATTGCACTTCAACAAAAAAGGAACTAAAAAGAAATATTTCAAAAAATATAAATATCCATACGATGTTCATAAAGAGACTGGTGAGGTATCTAAACTCGGTACATTACCACCAGAGGATAGAGCAAGGGAATTCTACTCTGATGTAGATTATTCTCCCGGTCATTCTTATTATGGACAACCTTGTGTCATTCCCGCTCTTGGTGCAGTAAAAGGGGATATATCAAGAAGAGAATATAATATTGATTGGTTCGATAATTTCGGTATGCCTGCCTGTTTGGTAACTGTATCTGGTGGATTTGATCAAGGTGCAGTTGGTGAAGATGGATATACAGATTTAGAAAGAGCAATTGAAGATAGGTTTGCTGAATTAACAGAGAACCCACATTCTACAATGGTTTTATCTATCCCATCTGTAAAGGGTTCACCTAATCCTGTTGAAGTAAAAGTTGAAAAATTATCAACTGAAGTACAAGAAGCCTCTTTCCGCTTATTCAGAGAAGATAATATGAAAGAGGTTCTTAGTTCTCACGGTGTTCCCGCTTCACGTCTTGCAATCACAGAGACTGGTGCATTAGGTGGAAATGTTTCAGAACAAGAAACAGAAATATATAAAAGAAGTATTATTGAGCCTATGCAAAATAAACTGGAACGATTTATGAATAGCATTATAGAGCATAATACTGGTTCTCTTGATTTCGAATTTAAGTTTAATGATATGGACTTAGAGGACGAACAAAGGGATTTAGATATGGCTATTAAACTATTTGAAAAGGCTGCTATTACTCCTAATCAATTGATTCAATACTTTGGTTGGAAGTATAACTTAGAGGAGAGTTCTCACCCTGCTATGGATTACCACTACTTAAATGGAAAGCCAATTGATTATGACCTCCTAGAGGCTGAAGAAACGGCAATTGACGAACAAATAAATGAAGAGGTAACAAATACCCTTAAAAGTTTAAAGAGTGCCGTAGAGGAGCAATTACAGGTTTCTAAAAAGAAGTGGTGGTCTAAATGAATGAACTAGAAAAACTACTTCTTGATATCCAGTTAGCAGAAAGAAAAATACAAGCAATCAAATCTGTTAATCGTAATACCCGTGCTGCTGAAATTCGATTACATAAGAAGTTGAAGAAGTTAATGATTCCAGTGTTCGATAAGGTTATTAATGAACTCCTCAAATTAAATAAAGTTCCAAGTAATGATTTAACAAGGAATATCATTCTTCAGTCTCTATACAGTATGCAAGATGGATATAAAAAAGAAATTGAAGAAGAAGTATTACAAGCCGCTCAACGTGGTGCTAACCGTACCACTTCTAATATGCAGAAGGCTGGTGTTACTGGACTTGCATTTAAGCCTATAACTGACAATGTAAAGCAAATATTACTTAGTCAGACATTTGAGGCTAGTGAAAGGACACTAGAACGAATGACGGGCGATGTTATGAAAAACATAATTCAATCTTATGATAAAGGATTAGGTATAGACGAAGCAGCCGATAGATTAAGAAGTAAATTTAAAAATATAGAACAACACGAACTGGTTAGGATAGCCCGAACAGAGATTAACTCTGCACAAAATAGAGGGGCATATTTAACTAATCAAGATCTAGGTGCTGAATACCATATGTGGATTACTGCCGAAGATGACCGTGTAAGGGATGGCTCTACTTCAGATGCCGACCACGTCTCACTACACGGACAGATAGTGAAGGTTGGAGACCCATTCTCTAATGGTTTATTACATCCCGGAGATCGTGCAGGGAATATTGAGGATTGGATTAACTGCCGTTGTGTATTAGTTCCATTCATTATGCCATTAGGTAAGAGACCTCCAGTAGGTGCTACATACTTTTATGAAGGAGACTTGGTAGATGTAGCCTAAATCAACCAAATATAATACTTATTTACCCTCTACAATCGTTCTTTACGGTTCTAGGGGGTATTTGTATTACCTTGCCTTGTAAAGTGCATTACAGGGCGAGTATAAGGCTTATAGAAAGGAGTTGAAGTGATATGCCTGAATTAAGTAGTCCAATATTAGGTTTAAATAAAAATTTGCAGATTATGACTGGTGCTGTTCTTATACCAGACGAGCCAGATAGTGACGGTGACGTGGTAAGTAAGGAACGAATTGAAAGCCTTGCTTATGAGTATATGGAAAAATATCAAAATAGCGATCTACAACACACATTGAACAATGTTGCAAAGGTTGTAGAGAGTTACATAACACCATTTCCTATGACTGTTAAAGCATATGGGAAGACGATTGAATTACCTGCTGGTACTTGGATTATGTCTGTAAAAGTTTCAGACCCAGAAATATGGCAAGCCGTATTAGATGGTAAATTAACTGGATTCTCCATTATGGGAGTTAGACGATCTACACTAAATGACTTTTCATTTAAGTCAGCAACTAATGAGGAAATATCTGATTTAGTAAATAAAAGTGAAAGAACTACTCTTGAAGACTTAGGAGATTTCGTTATTACCCACGTGTCCATTGTTGATAAACCTGCTGTTCCAAAAGCAGAATTCTTTTCACTCAAATCTCAACAGTTTGAAGAAAAGGGATTATTTAAAAGGTTTGTAGAGTTTATGAAAGACGAACAAGCCAAGAAAACGAAAGGGGAGGATGTTGAAATGACAAAGGAAGAATTAAAGCAATTCATTTTATCTGTATTTAAAGAGGCTAATACCGAAGAGGTTGAGGAAGAAACAGTTGAAGAAACTGAAACTCAAGAAGAAGTAGAGGACACTGCTGCTACAACTGAAGAGGAGAATTCTGAAACTGAAAAGGAAGAAGAGGAAGTAGAAGAAAATACTGAAACTTCAACCGAAGAAACTTCTGATACAGAGGAGACTGATAAAAAAATCAGAAACTGAACTAACAGAAGAATATATTAAAGATTTAATTAAAAACACAATCATGGAATTGGGTGCAGAAGGTGTTAATAGTGGTGTAGGCGGCACTTCTAAGAAATCCGCAAAAAGTAGTGAAAAGAGTAGCGAAGCATTTGACTTCGACGCAGAGGGTGGAAAGCCCGTTGAAGTATTCGATATGAATGAATACTTAGGCCGTGATAGAAACGGCGTAAAGAAAAAAGAAAAGGGGGAATTTTAAATGAAACGTTATTTAGATGATGTCCTAGCATCTGCAAAGAGTGCTGGAACATTTAACATTGCAGATTTAGGTAAAGTTTATCTAAAACCGCAACACTTCGCACAATTAGTGAAGAAAATTCAAGAGAATACCGTTCTATTAAACTTTGCTAAGTTTACTAAAATGGATAGTCATACTTTAGAAATCTCTAATGTAGGATACAAAGGTCGTACATTAAGAAGTGGGTATGATACAGAAGGTAATTACCGTGATGTTACTGACGCAGATGCAACTAAGCCATTTGTTGTTACAGAAGAATTAGTTGCTAAAAAACTTCGTGCTTTATTAATCCTTAAAGACGATGTTGCTCTTCTAAACCAATATGGACAAGCATTAGTAGATGCATTTGTTGATATGTTGGCAGATGAAATTAGTTATGACATTGAGGTTTATCTTGTACATGGGGATAAGGACATTGTTCCAACTTCAGACCAAGATTACCTACACCTAGAAGACGGTTGGATTAAGAAAGCAGGAGTGAAACTATACAGTGATTCATTCGATGCTACTAATCCAATTGAAGTGTTAAATACACTTGTTCGTTCTTTACCACGTAAGGCATTTAAGAACCGTAAGAACTTCGCTTTCCAAATTGATTTCGATTTCGAAATGGATATTCGTGAGTTCTACCGTACTCGTCCAACTGAATTAGGGGATTCATTCTATATTAAGAATGACGAATTATTCTTTGATGGTTTCCAATTAGTCACTGTTGATTCTCTTTCAGACGTTGACGGTTTAGCACACAATGGTCGTGTTGTAATGTTGCAAAACAAACAAGTTATGACTTGGGGATTATTCCAAGAAGTATCTATGGAACATGATCGTAATGCTCGTCAAGAAACTGATGAAATCATTGCACGTGTATGGCCTGCTGCTGGTTATGTAGATTCTGAATTTGCTGCTGTTGCTTTCTTAGAAAAAGCGAACCCAGATGCTAGTGGAGAGTAATAATGAACACCTACAAGGTGATCAATAAAAACTAAAAAACCTGTTTATAGGGGTGGATATTATTTCCACCCTCTACAAACGGTTGAATTACCACTGAATGAGAATCAAAGATTTTTCCTGAATGCATCTGCTCATTTAATCATAAGAAAAGTTGAAGAAGCAAAAGAAGAAGAACCTACACACTCTCAGGACGAAGAGAACAACCTTAAATGCAGTTTTTGTGGAAAAGAGTATAAACTATCACACTATCTAGAAAAACACCTTCAGAAGGAACATAGTGAGGTGATAGGAAATGAGTAATTATTATGGAACTGTTTTAGAAGTTAAACTATTTACAGGATTAAATGCAGAAGACATAAATTTAACAACCGAAGAATTAGACCCATTAATCGAAAAGTGGTTATTGCAGGCTAAAGCATACATAGACCAATATACAAATATCAATTTTACAGAAGAATATTCAATCATACCTCCAATTATAGAAGATATAGCAATCCGTGTCGTAGCAAACAAAATCAAACAAATGCAGGACAGATACAAAAACCCCAATGCTAAAGTAGATGATAACTCCTCCAATTTTATAAATGATTCCATTTTTTAGTTCAGCAGTAAAGAAAGATTTAGATATGTTTAAAAAGAAACCTACAATATCTATTCGTGTATTAAAAGGTAAAACCGGTGATAATCAATGAGCCGTATATTAGAGATTTTAGGTGTTGATAAAGAACAGTTTAATGGAATTGTAAGAAGTTGTAGGGAGGCTATACATAAATCTGTTAATTACACTGCTTTACATACTTTAGCAAGGGTAAAAATCAATGCACCAAAGGATCATGGTCGTCTAGCAGGTAGTTTTCAACTACATAAAGACGATGACCTTACATACCGTGTTTTTACAAAAGTAAAATATGCCTTAATGGTTAATAACGGTACAGGTGAATATGGACCTAATAAAAGACCTATCACACCTAAGAATGGGGAATATTTAGTATTCAATGTTGGTGGTAAAACAATTTTCACAAAAGAAGTAAAAGGTCAAAAGCCTAATCCATATATAGATAACTCAATCTCTGAAACTAAATCAAGAGTTCAAGAGTTTATCGAAAAAGCAATTCAAGAAGTAGCATAAAGGAGGTTGATACTTATGAACAAAACTCTAGGTGAAGCATATAGCGAGATTATGGATAGAGTTATAGAAATATTAAAGAATGAATGCAATGAAGAAGGAAAACTTCCAGAGATTAATCGTGTTATTCGTGGAGACCGAACTAGAGGAGTTATAAAACCTCCTGTGCTATGGGTATACCAGGAACAATTAACACACGAAGTAATTACTTCACGAATGGAAGAATGGACACTTCCTTTGGTATTAGTTGCAGTTTATCAAAGTAATGATCCTGAAAAAGGACATATAAATTCTACTGACATTGTAGATAGAGCAAGAACAATTATTTTAAGGGATCGCCATTTGGGTGGTCTTTCTTTTGTTTTTGACGTTAAATCTGGACCATTTGAACCGTCTTCTCCGTTGTTTAGTGATAAAGATGGAGTTTATGGCGCGGGTGCAGTTCTCAATATTCATTTTAAGATATTTAGAGATTAGAAGGGAGGAATTTTAATGAGTGAAATTTTAAGATATTTCGCAACAGTATTTGAAGATTCATTTAATGAACCAAATAGTAAAGAACCAACTGAATTTGTTGATATGACAAGTTCCAGTTTAGATATACCACAAGATCGTATTGCTTATGTTCCAACTTCCAACGGTAGAGGTACAAAGAGGTATGTAAAAACTTCAGTCTCTACAAGTGGGAATGTGGTTCAACCAGTAGATGTTAATTCCATTGGGTTTTGGTTAAAAGCAACCTTAATGAAATATGTATTTGAAGACAATATAGCAGCAGGGTCTAACTTCAATCGCCATTTATTCTATGGAGGACACGATAGTAATCCGCTTTCTTTTGTTTCTTATGTAGGTAAGCAAGAACACGAAGAAATCCATACAGGGTGTGTTGTTGAGAGTTTAGAGATTGCAGTATCTGACACTATTGTTACTGCTACTGTTAATATTGTGGCTGCTAATGGTGAAAGATATCCAATTCGTTTAACAGAAGAAGTTAATCTAAATGATACTTTACCGTTCAGTATGCACGAAGTTAATGCAAGAATTAATGGAACAGATAAGTCCCGTAAAATTCAAGAAATGACTATTTCTATTAGTAATAACCCTTCAGTAGATGCAGGTAAAACTATTGGAAGCCGTTATACAAGAATGATTGTTTTAGGTGAAAGAACTGTAAATGTAAGTCTTACATATATTTACGAAGATGATGAGGAACTTATCTTATTTGAAAATGAAGAGTCATTCTCTTTAGATATTGATTTTACATCTTTAGAAGAAGGTTCTATGCATATTAATTTACCACTTTGTGTTTATGAAAGTTTATCTACTCCAGTCTCTGGTCGTGATGCTATTACTCAAAGTGCCACTATTCGTGCATTGGAAACTACTGTTGACGTTTCAGACGGAAGTGCAACCGCTGGTTCATCTACTACTGTTGATACAGATATTATCGTTAGTTTATATAATAAGAAAGGGGAGATTAAATAATGAAAAATTTTGGTGATTTAGTTCAAGCAGGTAAAAGTTATATTGAAGATGTTGAGGTTGATTTTGCAGGGGAAAAGTATTCAATTCCTGTTCGTCCTTTAGGTAAGGATGAAGTAGGTCGTATTCAGAAACTACAAAGTAAAGGACAAGAAACAAGAGGGAGATTAAATCAACAAGATCCTTCTAAAAGTGATATGGAAATCATTATCAATGGTTCTGACAGTGTAGAAGGAAATACACAAGCAGAAATCCTTGCTGTTTCTTTAGCAATTGCAGACGGTCAAAAACATACGGTTGAAGAAGTAAAAAATCTTCCTGCTCCAATTGTTACTCAATTAGCAAAGAAAGTGTTCCAAATTAGTGGGATTTCTACTAGTAAGGAACAAGCGAAGGAGTTGGAAAAGAGTTAAATTCCTTTCGTGGATAGTGATGAAGGAAAATCGATTATTAGATTCCATGATGCAGGATATCCATTAGCCGCTAAACAGAGTGATCTCACTCCGTTACAGTGGCTTTTTTTAATTAGAGGATTTAATAAACAAAATCAAGAGCAACAAGAACAAGTTAATAAACAACCTAATCATTCTAATAATCAAAGTGCTGAACAACAGAAGCAACAAGTAATGCAAATGTTGAAAGAAAGGAGGGGTTATTAATGTCTAATGTGGTTGAAATTCTTATTCGTGCTAGAGACCAAGCAACACAAGTATTTGAGAATTTAGCAAACTCTGGAACTGCAAGTGTAGATAATATTCAGCAATCTATGGACAATGCTAATAAAAGTATTGAGGCCGTATCTGCTACTACTGAAAATGTAGAACAATCTTTAAAGACTGCAGGTGAAACGGCTGAAAAGACAGGTGATGATATAAAAGTTTCACTTGATAAGGCTGAAGAGAGTGGTCAAAAGGCAAACAGTACAATTAAAGATATGTTCAATAATTGGGAAAGTCATGCAAAAAAGGCTGGTCTTGCAATTTCCGATGCTGGTGTTGCTGTCGACGCTTTAGCACAAAAACAAGCGAAATTAACAGAAGACACTCACCGTTTAGCAATGGTTACAGGAATGTCCAGTAAGGAAATGCGAGAATTAGCCATTGAAACTGCTAACGTAACCCTTCCTTTAGAAGATGTAACTGCAATGATGGAAACTGCTTCTCAACAAGGAATTCGTAGTGGTGAGGCTATGCAAGAATATACTTGGTTCTGGGATACATTAGGTGATGCTGTTCGTGGTTCTGGTCCCGAATTAGCAAAGGCTGGTGTAGCATTACAGCAAATAGGAATAGAAGCAGGTAATGAAAAAGAAGCAATAGGTGCATTAGGATTTATATTTCAAGAGACTACAACTTCTGTTGAAGATTTTTTGTCTTTCGTAGATAAAACAGGTCCTGAATTAAAATCAATGGGTGCTGATATTAATGACTCTGCTGCTATTCTAGGAGTTTTAGAAAAGAATTAGGTATGACTGGAAGAACTGCACGGCAAGAGTTTAGAGCAGCCGTTAATGAGAGTGATGGTACATTACAAGGACTTCTTGATACTTTAGGTGTTTCAACAGAGGCATTCAATAAGTATAAAGAACAAGTATCAAACTCTACTGACGTTATCCAAAATCATGCAGATGTTCATGCTGAAAGTTATACACCTTTACAGAAAATGAAACATGAATTAGATGAATTAACTTATAAGTATGGAGATCAGATTCAAGTTATGGGTAATTTATCTATGGTTATGATGGCGAGTGGTCCTGTTATACAAGCAGTAGCATATCACCAACAGATTGCTGCCGCTGCGACTAAGGCTTGGACATTGGCACAAAAGGCAGGAACAGTTGCTGCACGTGCATTTGCAGTAGCCCAAACTATGGCTCTCGGACCAATCGGTTTAGTAATAGCCGCTATTGCAGCCGTAATTGGAATAGGATATCTTCTTGTAAAGCATTGGGATACCGTCAAAGCAGTAGGGGTTGCAGTTTGGGAAGGAATAGTAACAGCAGCCGAGTTTTGTTGGGAAATGCTCAAGAAAGGTGCAGAAAACGCATTTAAGATTCTATTCTTCCAATGGATTATTGCCTATAAAGGTATTAAAGCAGGTATTCAATGGATTATGGATGTTGGTCCTAAAGTATGGGACGGAATTAAGAATGCAGGAAAGGCCGCATGGGACTTCATAAAAGGTTACTGGTCTGGAATAGGCAACTTCTTCTCTGGATTATGGGATGGAGTTGTTGCAGGTTTCAAGGCTCCTATCAACTTTATGATTGAAATGGCAAATACTCTAATTGGAAAACTAAATCAAATCAATATTAAAGTTCCGAACTGGATACCGGGTATAGGTGGAAAGCAGTTCGGTTTTAATTTGCCTACGATTCCACGATTACACACTGGAGGAGTATTTAATGCTGCTACTTCTGGTGGTGAAGGTATTGCTTTATTGAAAGATGGGGAAATGGTTTTAGATCCTATGCAGTCAAGAAAACAACTACAAAATCAAAGTAATTCTCGTCCACAAATTATCAAATTTGTTTTAGACGGTAGAGAGTTAGCAGAAATTGTTGGGGAAAGTATGCAGGACGAAATCATTTTGAGGGGAGGTCGATAATCATGATTGAAGTCTTGATAAATGGAGAACCCGTTAATTTGAAGGCTGGTTCTCTAAATATCCAGAAGAACACAACTGATTTTGACACTCTCACTTTTTCCATTTTTACACTTAAAGATAAGAAATGGTTTAAAGAAGGATATGAAGTAGAATTATTCTTTTTAGGAGTAAAGAAATTCGGAGGCTTTATCCATAAAGTAAGGGAAAATGAGTCTTTAGAGAATTATCTGCTACATAATATACAAGTCAAAGGATATGAATATTTACTTAATAAAATACCTATAGCAAAGGCTTATCACAATGAGTATGCAGGAAGTGTAGTTACCTTCTTATGGGACGAATTCTTCTATGACGAAGGAATAAGAGGTGGGCATTTAGAGTTAGGTGAATTCTTACATGATATTAAATTTGGATATATAAGTGGTCTCACTGCTATGCAAAGGCTCGCTGAAAAGTCTAATTTTATATTTAGAATTAATGAAAATAAAGAGTTGATTTTTAGGAGTAAGGAAGGTTATCCTGCTCCTTTTTCATTGACTAAAAGTATTGCCAATAGAGGTTCTATTCGTGTTTCTAAAGGTAATTCAGAGTATCGAAATACTCAATACATTGTTGGTAGTAAAGCACTTACTGACACTATGACAGAAGAATTTAAAGGTGATGGTAAAAATAAAAACTTCACTTTATCCTTTCCAGTTGGTGCAAGACCAAAGGCTTACCTGTCAGTTAATGGTGGTCCATTTGAAGAAAGGCTAGTTGGATTTAAGGAATTAAGCACTAACTATGGATATCTATTCTTTTTTAAAATGGAGGATAATGTAATTGTTTATAACAGTGATGCTGAAGCATTAACGGAGAATGATATTATTCGCATTGAATATCAAGGCTTATACGATGTTGTAGTTGTAAATAAGATTGATTATGAGATTGAGAATAGAAAGAAATTAGATAAAGGAACAGGTACTGTTGGAAAGGTAATTCAACAAAAAATCATTGGAATGGACAATATTATTCAAGCCAATACTGAAATCCTTAACAAATATGGAACTCAAGACGGTTATGAAATTGAATATGAAACTGAAGAAGAAGGTTTGGAACCGGGAATGCTTCAAGAAATCTCTTTACCAGACCATAATCTTGTTGATACTAAAGGACTAATTACATCCGTTAAGATTCGTGACATTGAGAATAGATTGCGATATTCAGTGAAGGTTGTTAATGGTCCAGAACACGAAGATTGGGTTTCATTCTTTTCTAAAAATAAAAATGAAGATATGGACTTAATTGAAGGTAGTGAGTTTATTCAACCAGTTTATAGTTATGAAAAGATATGGGCTGAAACTGAATTTCCTAATTTATTTTCTAAACCTGTTCATCCAAGTAATAGCACATATCCTAGTTTATCCTTATATCCTTCTTTTCCTACTGATAAGAGGATTAAATACCTCGCTTATTATGTGAATGATGTTGAAGAAGGAAGAGTGCCTATCATCAGTCAATCAGAGGTTGATAATGCCATCTATTCCCGTGCAATTTTAGGATTAGATATTGAAGGACAGATAACTAAATTGGCTTGGATAGGTGGCAGCACTGCTACTAGGGAAGTTGGAACAGGAATTTATTTAGACATCCAATCTACAAATCTAATTAAAACTGAATTGGAAACTATGCAAATTGAAAAAGCCGATAAGAAAGGATGGTGATAATTATGAAGGGAAATGGTGTTTATAATAAAACACAATGGAATGAACAAACGGCCATTACGGCTGAACGTCTAAATAAACTAGAAAGTATTTATGATGCTTTGTGGGAGGATTTAACAGTAGATTCAGATGAGGATTCATATGGTGGAGACTTAGCAAGATTATTAATGCCTTTAATCAGGGATGCTGGTGCTCATAAGTTAAAGGTGGAATTAAGAAGTGAAGACTTAGATCCTTCAGATTCATCAAATCAAGGACGAATATATTTAATAATGGATTGGAGTGACTTTGGGGGTTCTGGAGGTTCTGGTACATCTGGAGGCTCTAGTCCTTCTGGAGTAGGAACTATGATTTTTGGAACTGTTAATTACACTAAAAATACTAATGGGACATATGAAGTGTCAATTAATTACAGTATTGATTTTGATGAAGGAATTACTGAATGGTTAATAGGTCTATATAGATTTAATGATAATGTGGATGTTGAAGTATTTAAGGAAGTAAAAACTGCTGGAACTTATACTTTTGTTGAGAGTAATGTTCCTGCTGGAACTTATACATATGGACTTTACTTCCTAGATCCAGCAGATTGGTATACTGCTAATTATGATATTACACTACCATAATGAAAGGAGGGGGATATACCTATGAGTGAAAAAGTATTTAATTATAAAATAAATAAATTACTAGATAGACAAGAAGTGGAACTATCCCCTATTCCTTTATTTATAGAGGGTAGGGATGGTTTATTAAGCATTCAAGAATATTATGCCGATGTGATTGCTCTTATAGAGAGTGGTGAAGATGTTTCAGAGAATGTAAAAGCACAAGAATATCTAGATTTATTGAAGAAATTCACTGTTCCAACATTTAATGGACGTGTTGAAGTAAATGACGAGGTTGCTACTATTACTGCTTCTCCTAGAACGGAGCAGATATCTATAAAAGAAAAAGAAGTATTTAATATTCAAAGAGAATTTGTTTGGATAGACGGAGCAGAGACTTCTAAAGGAATCATTGAATTACCTTATGACGATTATGACACGGTTTATGTTACTAAAGGTGATAAGGCTAACCCAGACATTATCATTATTGCTGAAGGTTCTGAAGGGGATATTGCTCCTTATTACTTTAAAGAGAATGGAAAGACATACATAGTTATGGATGGGTTCTCTGGTGGAGGAGGGACGCAGAGCGATCCTTATTTGGTGAGTACTCCTGAAGATTTTTTTAACATTAATAACAACCTTTCTGCACATTATGAACAGGTTAATAATATTGATTTCACAAATATAGATTTTCAAATCATTGGACCTTATTCAATGGGAACTGGGAAGGAATTCTTAGGATATTATAATGGAAATGGCTATTCACTCACAAACATTTCAATTGACAGTTCTGAAACAATGATAGGAGTTTTTGCAAGACCAAAAGGTGAAATTATTAATACATTTCTTAAAAATGTAAATATAAAAATACATGGACCAAACCGTGCCGGTTTATTTGCAGGATACTGCTATGGTGGAACTATAAGGAATTGTGGAGCAGAAGGGGTTATCACAGGTTCCTACGGGAACAATATGCACGGTGGTGGTTTCACTGGGGGTTCAAATAATGTCACAATTGAAAACTGTTATGTAAAAGTAGAATCTCCATTAAAAGATACTGCAGGTTTCATAGGGAATATATCTAATGAAACAAATATTATAAACTGTTATGCTATTAGTAATGTCCCTGAATACGGCTTTCAAAAGGAATATAGAAATTTTAGAAATGGAAACATAACTGGAAATTTCTACAGCAGAAAAGACAATGAAGGAAATATTTTAGAAGGCAATACAGATGCTGAAATGAAAACTCAATCCACTTTTGTTAATTGGGATTTTGTTAATACTTGGACAATGAATAGTTCAGACGGATATCCCGCTCTATTAGTTTATCAAGGAGGCTCTTCTGGAGGTGATACTGGAACAGGTAATGAGGGTGAAGACGATAACTATGGAACACCTCAAAATCCCGCTCCAGATGGCTTTATGAGGCTTGTAGCAGGAGGAAAGATATTGTATGTAAGTGTAATATTTCTAGAAAATACAGGTGAACTCCCATATCCTTACCTTCGTATTATTGCGGAACAAAAAGTATGTGTATTTAAATTAAAAAGACTTAGTGAAGTAAGTAATCAAGATGCTTACCCATTGAGAGTTATCACACACCAAGACATATTCGTATTTGAAACCAATGAGGCTACTGCTTAGTAGTCTTATTTTTATTGAAGGGAGGTGGTAAGGAAAGGGGAGATTTGAATGAATGTTTTAAGTTTATTAGGTTTTAAAGATTTTTATCAGTTCCTTGTTACTTGGATTGCTTCACTTTTTGGGATTGCAATTGCAAGTGGGAGAATGGATCAGTTTGCAAGTATGTTCTTGTTAATCTCATTGTTCACTGTTGCTGTTCTTGCCATTGATTACATAACACTATTTATGAATAAAGAAAGGGAAAAGAAAGATTTTGGTATGCCATTAGTCAAAGCATTCTGTTCTATTGCTATCTTTATGTTCTTCAGTGTAGGTTCAATGTTTGCAGCAGGAATAGATTCAATTACAGAAGGTGCTATGTACTATGTCACATGGGCTTATACAGGAATTGTAGTATCTGCTTATATGGTTCAACTACTTCAATTTGGGAGGAAGATTGGCTTACCCGGAATGGGGAAGATGATTGACATTGTAGAGAATGTATCCAGTATTTTTACAAAAAGAACAAAAAAATAACCTATACAAACATACGAGGAAGGTATGTGACTCAAAGCAGAGAGCCGATTTTAGGCTCTTTTTTGTTTTGAATAATAACTTTTGAAAGGAGTTGTTGTGAAATGAAGAGATCAGGAAATTTTATTGAAATGGATCGTAAGGAGTTTTTCGAATGGTTAATAAATGAAAAGGTGACTCGAAAGATTACTCACACTCAAGAACACCATACATATCAACCAGATTATGATGATTGTGGTAGATATTCTAACTTACAATTGGTTTTAAATATGTCTAATTATCACCGTAACACAAGAGGTTGGAGTGCTATTGCTCAACATATTACTACTTTTAAAGATGGGAAGATTGTTGTAGGTGAAAGAAGTTTTAATAGTAATCCTGCTGGTATTGCTGGACATAACTCTGGTGGTATCTGTATGGAGCATGTAGGGTATTTTGACAAAGGAAAAGATTCAATGACAGAGGAGCATAAAAAGACTATTGCTTTTGTTACTGCTGCCTTGCACTTTAAATTTAACCTTCCAGTTAATACTCAAACTTGTGTTTATCATACTTGGTTTGCTTCTAAGACTTGTCCCGGCACTAACTTTTTCGGAGGAAATACAAAGGCAGATGCTATAAAGTATTTCTATCCAGTGGTTGAAAAAGAATTAGCAGCAATGAAGGGTGTTTCCTACAAACCTACATCAGCACCTGCACCGAAACCTGCTCCAACTTCTAGTAAAGTAAATTCTTCTGTTACTCATATAGAAGTTATCACTGCTAGTTTGTGGACTTACAATTCTCCAGATTGGGACGACAAAGCAATAGTTGTCAATGATGGGGAAGTTTTTACTGTCACTGAAAAAATAAAAGTAGGTGGAGGTTACATGTATAAATTGAAGAGTGGTTTATATATTACTGCTAATGAAAAGTATGTAAAGCCAACCACTCTTAAAAAACAATCAGTAGAAAAGAAAAAGGAATTAGTTGAAGTCACAGTTAATTCTCTTTGGACTTATGCTTCTAAGGATTGGGACGATAAAGAACTTATTGTTCATAAAGGTGAAGTGTTTACTATTGTAGGTACATATAAGGTTGGTGGAGGAACAATGTATAAACTGAAATCAGGTCTATACATTACAGCCAACACTAAATATGTAAGAAAATTAAAGTAGATTCCCTACAAGATGACGATGGTTATATACTGCATTAGAATATGCAGCATAGTCCATTAGTCCGGGTGTCTATTTCATAACCCGTTGATAACTTACTTATCAACATTTATAAATGATTAATAACTTTTATAATCTTTATAATCAATAATTCCATTTTATAAGCCCTTTACAAGTGATTTGTAAGGGGCTTTATATATGGCTTATCAACATTTATAAATCATTATAACCATTATTAATGAAAGGAGTTGAATGCTAATGTTTACTGAAAGTGAAGTATATATTGCTGTTGGAGTAGTAATATCCCTAATTGTTCTCTTACTAAGTCCAACTGTAAGAGTTTATTTGAATAAATTCTATAACTTTTTGGTTGCTAAACTAGGAAAACAAACTGCAGATGCACTAAAATCTGTATTTCTTGCTGCTTTAAAGTTCCTTCCAGTAGTACTGGATAGACTAATTAAGTCTAAGAAACTAGGAAAAGTGGATAAAAAGGACGTTGAGGATATTAAGAAAGGCTATAAAAAAGGAAAAGATATTCTAAAATAAGCGAATAAATCTTCGATAGACAGTAGAAATATTTACTAACGACAGCCCAACTGGTTAGCATATAATACCGATTTTGGACAATCTATGAGACCGAATTTAATCCTGAAAAAAATCCATACAATAGCATGAGTGATAAGGAATGCTATTGTAAAAAATGATAAACGGAGCAGAATAACCGAATTAAACGACATTTAATGTTATTGCCCGAATTCCACTTTGAAAAAAATTATTTGAGGTATATGTAGAAATCGTATTTTCCTTTCAAATTTTCGATAAAAAACTTCATATTTTATGCAGAAAAAAGCAGGATTTACCCTTCTAGTCAACAAGTATTCAAGTGTAATAACTAAAAATAACTTATGAAAGGGTGATACACAAAAGGCAATTAAGACAAACACTCAACAGATTAGAAAAACATGCATTATCTATTTAAAACTAAAAAATTATTTGGAGGCTGATATTTATGACAGTATTGAAAGAAGTAGGACAGTTTATTTGGAGTAACCCAGAGGAAATCATTATGGCACTAGTAGCAATGACAATTATCTTTAATATCTTTTTCTTAATGAATTGGGTATTTAAGAAATTCATTGAACCTAAGTTAGACAGAAAAGCAGTAAGCATTGTAAAGCCATTATATAACTTCGCTGCAATTGCTACTTTGACAATTGGTATTCTTTCTATGTTTCAGTAAAGTAAGAGATTTATTCTCTTACTTTTTTTTATTTGTCTATAAATCATTTATCCTTCCATTTCGTAGATAAAAAAAAGGTAGGGAACTGAATCCCCACCTAATTGCTTACTACTTCAAACATATCCATTTGTTCATATATAACACTTGTATTATTTTGTTTCTTTTTATACTCTACAATCTTCCCTTTATTACTAATATAGTTATTTATAGCATTAGCCACGAACTCTGCTAATTTTACAGGAACTGCATTTCCTATCATTTGTTCGAGGTTCGTTTTGCTACCCTCAAATATAAAGTCTTTAGGGAAAGTTTGAAAGTAACTTCTTTCAATTGTAGTTAATGCACGGACTTCTTCTGGTTTAGCAGTGTCATTATGGTGTCCTTTATAACCACCCGGAACAGGTCTATTTACTCCTCGAATAGTTGGTGAAGGTTCATCTATACTAAATATTCCTCTACGGTTATAATTTCGAGGATGACGGTAGTAATGTTCTAATCCAAGACTATCCCCAAAGTATTCACGTGGTGTCATAGGTTTCTTACTTATTTTTTCCTCAATAAAAGGAATAAAGGCATCGTCTTTTCCACCTAATTCTCCAAATAAGAAGAATCTCTTTCGTTTTTGAGGTACTCCACATAGGGAGGCATCTAGTATTTTTGCTGACAAACCATAGCCAGCCTCTTTAAATATTTCTACTGCTCTCAGGTAAACGCTATATTTCTTGATTTGGTCAACGTTTTCCATAAGGAAATACTTTGGTTTTACATTTGCAATGATATTGGCATAGTCTGTTGTAAGGTTAGCATTTGCCTCTTCTTTACGTTTCCCTGCTGAAGAATAATCCTGACATGGAGGACCACCAATAATTATATCGGGGTTTAATTTTGAAAAATCATTATAATCCTTCACATCAGATAAATCATACTTACAGATAGGGTGTTGGAAATTCTTCCTATAAATATCGATTGCTTCGTCCCAATTTTCAAAGGCAGAAACTATTTCAAAACCAGCATTTTGAAAACCAAGTGACATTCCACCACAACCAGAAAATAAATCAATCACGCGCATTTTATTCACTCCTACTATTAATCAAAAATATCATTAGAAAAGTATATAGCCGCATCAAATCTTCTTTCAGGGCTTAACAGTAACTGACCATTTCCTAATATGATATTTTTCAATTCTTCTCTTTCAATTCTTGGTGTTAAAAGTTCTTCGCTTCTCATATACGGATTAGTTTTATTACCGTTAGAGGCGAATGCTTTATCTGTTTGATGATTAAAAGGCATAGTATAAATATCGTTACTATTTATTCTATCACGAATCGTAAATTGATGTAGTAAATAAAGTAACCAAATTAAGGCACGCGAGTATCGATCTACTTTTGAACGTCCTAACCCTATTGAATCAATAAAAAGTCTTGTCATTGCAAAATCAGACCAGACAAATAAATCAAGGCAGTTATCTGCTAATGCTGAAGATTTCCCGTTAGTTTTCCAAATAGGGTTCATTATCAACGGACTTTGTTTATCTAAATTCTGATTCAATATATTATTCAATGTATCTATTAAAGTAGGCATTAATTGAAGGAGTTCCTGCTCGTCTTTCCAGTCAGAAATATTATCAACTGCTGGTGCAAGTAAGGCCTCTAAATCTTCTTTATTATTTCTGTATATTTCTATAATGTTTATTGCAAGGTGGACAATTGTTACCGTTCTAATAACAATCTCACTTCCAAAATACTCTTCATTTTTATGGTGAGTAGCACTATCTGGAAGTGTAGTTAGTTTAACCTCATGATGTGAATAGCAATGATTTTGATTTAATGACTTTATAACTAAATCGCTTCTTAAGAAAGTATTATCTAGATTGTTGTGAGGAGTATAAATACCTTCAAATTCGTAATAAACATCCTCTAAATCTATACCCTCTGGCACTTTGAACAAATCACGAACAGTTATGTAGTCTTTACAAACATTAAAGTTCCCTTGATTATTTTCCAACTTTAAATAAACAGGATTGATTTCCTTGCTATTCATATAGCAGGCCAAAGAAGCAGGGAAACTACTATTAAATTGGTTCTTTCCCCAATTATCTTTACTTGTAAAATCTCTGTTTGAGTGCTTTAAGCCGAACAGAGCAGGTTGAATCTCTTCATTTTCCATAGTAACCTCCTTCCCCCGATATAAATATACGTTACATCAAATAGGAAAAAGGTTCCTACTTTTTTTTATTATAGCACTTGAAGATGATTAGATGCACGTTATTATAAATATAATAAGAATACGGAGGGATATTATGAAGTATTTAGGCAGNTAGTTTTGATTTTGGAGAATACCCATATGTCACGGATATGATGCATGACCATGCAAGGTGGTTCTTTAAGAAAGTTGATTGTTACCTGTTGGCTGATTTTGATTTAATTGATGTCTTTTTTAAATTTATAGATCGTACTACTTATAGTAGAGTAATAGTTTATGACTTAAAAGAACTAGGTGGTTGGGAAAACTTTAAATACTTTTCTAAACTGTGCCGTTCTTATAATCTTGAGTTTTCCATACTAAAGCAGGATATTCATTCAGATGTTGCTGTTGAACCTGACTATTTGCTAAATGTCATTTAA